TGGGCTCATATCCTGACGGCAGATTACGGGCTGCGTAAATCCGCTGTCCGAACAGCGCCTGGAGTTCGGCCTGAGCCAGCAAAAAGCGCCGCACTACCACCAGGGGATCATTCATCGGGCATTTCCTCACGATAGATCTGTTCGGCCTCACCCCGGAACTCTGCCGCCGCCCGCTGGGCTGCCGGATAGAGAAACGGGTTGACCGCCTCCTGATAGATGGCGTAGTTAGCGCCGAACACCACCCCGGCAGCTGCGCCGTCGATCAGATCCACCTTGGGCGCCATATCGCCCGTGTGATCCACTTCGTAACCCAGCCGGTCTGACGTTTGCTGCTCCGCCTCTGCCTGAGCCTGGTCATATGTATCGCCATCCTTCCAGATGGCATAGGCGCTGTTGACCATGAAGCCGGTATCGATCTGATTGTTCTGGCGGATGTTGAGCTGCGCCCCTTCCACGATGCGGAAGGCTAATGCCTTCAGCACCTCAGCCGTGGCTTCTTCGACCGCCACCAGCACATGGTCAATGCGCAGCTTCAGCTCGACATCGTCACTCATTGATCACCGGGCCTCTCAGGTTCAGCACCAGCCCGCTGGGCCCGCGCTGCGCCTGGCCAATCACCTCATACAGCACCGATTGCGCCAGCGCCACACCAAACCGGTGCGTGATGCGCACCCGGTCAACCGGGTTGATGGTCACACCGATCGGCAGCCTGACCTGGGCGTCATACTGGTGCGCCTGGGCGTTGAGCATTTCACGGCTGGGAGTGGGGTCCAGGCCGCACGGGATAACGACCCGAATAGTGAATGCCTCCTCGGGCATCCCGTAATCGTCCGCTGCCCCTGGGGTATGCGCCAGCAAAACACACGTGTCCTGCATGGCGCTGTCCTGGGTGGCCTGCATGGCCGCCAGCTCATCCACGCTAAAGGGTTGCATGGTCATGGGATCAGTTCCTCCAGCGTCGCCAGGCGCACTTCCGTGCCCCAATCGTCTGTCGTTTCAGTCTTGGCCATGTCTTTGAAGCTGAACTGCCCAGAGCTCCACGCCTCAAACCGCTGCGGCCCCATCATACGCGCCTGGGTGTCCTGGTCCAGCGTGTCAAACCAGGCCGCGCCGGTCTGCACCTGAAGCGGCTCTAGACCTTTGATTTTCGGCTGTTTGAAGCACCGGCCGCTCGGGTGATCGTTCAGATCTTCGTCCAGATCGTGCTCGCTGCCGTCCATTGCCAGGCAGCTCAGGCAGGTGCGCTCTTGCAGGGCGCAGCGCCAGATCCAGCCGTCCACCACCCCGCTGGCTTTCATCTGCTCGGTGGCCGCCGTGCGGAAGGCCCGGTTTTGCTCTGTGCGGGCAATCAGCAGCGCCTTATTGAGCGGGGCCGCCAGGTCATTGGCCATTTCCTGCGCCGTCTGGCGCGGGTTGGTTCCCTTGGCCACCGCCCGCAGCAGGTTCTCTGTGGCGGTCTGCACGCCGCTGGAATAGGCGTTCATCAGCACGTCATACAACGGCGAACCGGGCATGGTGGCGCCGGCAATGGCCTCGATGGCCTCCACCGGCAGCAGATCAAAGCGGGCCACGACCCGCCCGGCCTCCAGATAGCTTTCACGGATCAGCGCCTGGCTGCTCTCAACGCCCATCTTGGCAGCGTTCTGCCGGGCGTCGGCAAGGGCCTCATCCATAAAAGCGACAAACTTACGACTTTCGGCATACGCCTGGGCTAAGAGCGCCTGATAGCGCTCCAGGCGATACAGGTCCGACCGGCTGAGGCCCTGCCCCGAGGCCCGCAGTGCTGCGGCCTCCTGGGTCAGAGCCTGGATGGATGCCTCCAGGCTGCGCTCGACCTGCAACCAGCGCGCCGCCATATCGCTCATGCGCCCGGCCTCATTGGCCAGCAGCGCACGGCGATAATCGTCTATGGCTTGTTGCACGCGGCTGCGCGATCTCGGCAGCATTTATTCATCCTCCCCACTCGGCCAGGGCGCTGATCGCATGGTGATGGTTTTCGGGCTGCGCCGTGAGCGGTAGTGGCGGGCCATCGCCATCGCCTGTTGGTATGCCTGGGATCGGCTGTACTGGCCCCCATCGGCGTTGAAGTCATAGTGGGGGGCCAGGGCAGCCGCTTTTTCGTCCCAAATGTCGCCGGCCGCGGCGTTCAGATCATAGGTCGCCGTCCAGTCCGGGTTATCCGGTGCGCCGGTGGGCGTCTGGATCGACAACCAGGGAGACTGGCCGGCAGCATCGATCATCGGATGGCGCTCGATGTAGCCTTGTAGATCAGCATCCGCATAGGTGCTGCTGTTCGTCTCTCCTGCCATGCGCCGCAAACGTGTGATCTGTTCAGCCGTGGCCGTCATCTGGGCTCCTATTTGGCAACGCCGATCAGCGTCAGCGTGATCGGGTTGGTGTTGGTCACATCCGCATATACCGACACATAGCGCCCGTAGATCGGGAATTGTTGCAGGCTGTTTTTGTCCGCCACAATTCCGGCCTCGATGCTGGCGCCATCCACCCAGTTCACACCATCGTTGGAGAATTGGAACTTCAGCGTGGTCGTGTTGACCGTGCCGACATCCACCACCCATTGCAGGTCCATCACGTTATAGTCAGGCAGGCTGTACACCGTCCCACGGCCGTCCGCCGTAGTGCGGGCAGCCGAGAAGAACGTGATCGGATGGCGGGCACGCGGGGCGCGATCAGCCGGGGCGCTGACCGCCGTAGGCGCCGGCAGGGGCGCAGCATTGGCCGTGGTGGCCGAGATCAACACGCTGCCGACCAGCATGGCGGCGATCACCAGCACCAGCGCAGCGATAGCGAACTTTTGAGACTTCATGGTTTGATCCTCCTTACTCACTCCGAGACAGGTAACAGATGTGCGATCCGGCCGGGGGTTAGGCGGTCAGGAAGCTGAACGGGAAGCGGGTGGCGGCGTTGGTGTTCACGGCGTTCACCGGGTTGGGCAGGGCAAAGCCCAGGCGCATCACGGCCCGCAGGGCGACCATGTCCTGCTGCGCCAGGTTGTACACGATGGCGCCGGCGTCATCGGTGATCACCGCCTGATCCAGAACCTTGTAGGTCATGTCCTGGCGCGTGGCATACACCAGCTGGTCCCACTGGCCGGCGATGTCCAGGTACTGCGCCGGATTGACCGACCCGTCCAGAGGAAACTCGACCGGGGCGCCGTCCAGCTCATACTGGCCGGCCTGCTGCATCGAGCGCATGAAGATGGGGTTGCCGTTCACATCGCGCACCCCACGCAGCTTGCCGCGCATCTCGACGGCCGCCACGTGCCCGGTGGCCATATAGCCATCCTCCTCGAGCAGCATCAACAGGCCCTTATCGCCGCCGGCGTTTTCACTCAGGATCGCCTCGTACAGATCGCCGTAGTTGGCCAGGCTGATCACCTGGCCGGCAGCGGTGGCGCCCGCCAGAAGGCCGGCCGCGCCCAGGTTGGTGGTCCAGCTGGCCGGGATGTTGGTGCCCCCCAGCACGGCCGCTACGATGGCGCGGTTGAACGCCTGCACCAGAGCCGGCTTGATCTCGGCCCAGATGTCATAATCGGCGTCATCCAGCACGGCCTGCGGGATGGGCACGATGGCGGCCACTTCCTCGGCATTGATGTACTTGTTGGCCCAGTTGACTTCGGTCGTCTGCTTCAAACCGGTGTCGGTGGGGCTGACGAAGTAGGCGGTGGCTAAGGCCGACATAACCGGCATACGCTGCTGGCCGCGCGGCATGTTCTGCAAGCGGCGCGCCAGGCGCAGCACCGGGTTGTCGGTGACGATCTGCTGCACGATTTCACGGCTGGCAGACTCGGGGATCAGGGCCGCGGCTTCGCTGCGGCTGATAACGCTGTTGTACGGCATTGCAAACCTCCTTCAGGTTTTACTTACGACCGGCCGCCGCACGAATATAGTTATTCATGTCCTGCGCTCCGGTTGGATCTTGATTTGTCCCGTTGCCGGCATTGCCGGGAGCGGGTTTCGTCTTGCCGGCGAACAGTTCAGGATAGCCCGCCCGCATCGCTTCAAAGTTGACCGCACCTTTTTTGTCGAAGAGATCTTCCTGCACGGCCACCAGATAGGCCAGCTTCAGGTTAGATACCCCGGCCGCATGGGCAGCTTCGTAGAAACCGGCCTTGCGGTCGCTCTCGGCCATCGTGTCGGCTAAGGTGGTCAACTGCTGCTCCAGCTCGCTGCCCTTTTCGGCTTTTGGGGCCAGCTCTCGGAGTTGTTTCTGGAGCTCGGCTCGGGCATCCCGCTCCGATTTGAGCGCCGTTTTCAGCCCGCTCGACCAGGTGGCCAACATGGCCTTTACCGGTTCAGGCTGTTCGTTCAGCCAGCTGTCATATTCCAGAGCCTGCTGGTCATCCGTTTTTTCCGGCGCCGGCTCACCGCTTCCCGCGGCATTGTCAGCGCTGGCTTCGTACACTGTGTGGTGTTTGAATCTCTCAAACATCGTTTCCTCCGGTCAGCCTATCCCAGGCTGTTATTACCCTGATCTAATCGCCGCTGCGCATCCAGCAGGGCCGTGGCCAGGCTGGCCTGCTCGGCCGCTTTTTCGTCGGCCCGGTCCTGCTCCATTTGAGCGATCTGGGCGTCGCTCCAGCCGCGCCGGCGCACTGCGGTGCGCAGCGGAATGCCGGCGTTGACCTCCATCTGCGTGGTTTCGGCATCCGAGCGGGGCTGCACCAGTTCGGGCCGGTCGAACTCCACCAGAACTTCCGACATCGGAACATCGAAGCCGGCCACCCGCAGCATGAATTGTGTCACCGCCCGCCACTCTGGCATAAACCGGTCAATCCGGTCCTGGGCCTTTTTGTTGAGCGGGGTTTCCATTGCGTTCAGCGCTTCGCCGCTCAAATTGCTGCCGATGCTGAAGAAATAGTGCTTTGGCGTGCGCGTGATGCTGCTGATCGCCATGCTCTGGCTGTCGATGGCATCCAGATAGTTCTTAAGCGGCGTGGCGTCGAACTGCCCTACCGTGGTCTGCTGCCCCACCCCATCGCCGGCCGGGATGCTCCACACTTCGTTGGGGGCGTTCTTCAGCTTGCCCAGCTCCTCAGCGTTTGAGATCACCCAGCGCTGCTTGAAGGCGCCATACTCAGCCGCCACCATCATGTCGGCCAGGAGCTTATTGATCCCGTTCTGGATCGGCAGCACGTTCTTCAGGTCCGAATGCGGCCGGCGCCCCAGGCGGAAGTGGAACACCGGGATCATGCCATACGGGTTTTCAGCCTGGTCAGGCTCGGCCGGGCGGAAAGCATTGGCGTTTTCCGGCAGACCCTCCTTCTGCCTGGCGGTGTAGTATTCCAACCGGTCGGGGTAGTACAGCGTCAGGCGCAGCTCATCGCCCGCCCTGAACCACTTGGCGGCAAACTCTTTCTGCCGCGGGTTGTCCGCCCGGTAGAACACGTGGCACATCCAGGGATCGTTGGCAAAGCCCTGCACGTTACCATCCTCATCCGGCCAGGCGATGTAAAACGCCTCACCGGTCACCAGCGCCGCCTCATGCACGTCATCGCTCTCCAGCAAGAGCTGGTTATCGTCCATGATGGCTTGCCATGCGTCCGCTGCGCTGCTCACGGTAATGTTGCGCAGGTTGATGCGATCCCTAACGCTGTCCACCACCACCGCGCACCAGTTCTGGGTGAAGTTGGCATCCAGGCCCTGGAAGATCTCCTCCAGGCGCTTTGCGGTATAGACAGTCGGCTGATCGCCCTCGTAATACTGGTAATACCGGGTCATCACCGGGCTTTTGGCCTTCAGGGCCTTGTAGGCTCGCTCTAAATCTGTCATAACCGTTTATCCCTGGTATGAGCTGGCGGCCTTGCGCGCCGTCCGCCCGACTGTGAGCTGAGTATAGGCAGAGCTGGAAACGTCCACCTGATCATCATGCGGCGCCAGGGGGAAGGCAACGTGCTCCTCGATAAAGGCTTCATTCCACGCCCCACGCACCAGGCGCACCATCCCGCCCTCACAGGCGCCAGACCACGGTCCGGCTCGCAGCGCCTTATCGCCGCTGACCGTTTTGAAGTGCGCCGCAAACCCGTTTTTTGCCAGGTTGCGATTGGTGGCCTGCGCGCTCTCCAGACCGGCCGTAGCCGGGTCCTGCTGGTGCCAGATGCGCACCGGTGGCCCTTTGCGCTCTCGGTCCAGCTTGGCCGTGGATAAGATCACCTCTTCACGACGCATGGGCGTATACTGGCCTCGGCTGACGTGCTCGACATACACCACATCGTCTTTGGTGATGCTCATCAGCACGCCCACGGTGTAGTCGCCGCCAGAGCCGGTTTTGTTGCCGGCCTTATCCCAATAACGGATGCGCATCAGCACATTGGAAGGATCGGGCGGGGCGTCCACGATGGTGAACCATTCACGCTGGAACATGCTGCCCGAGCGCAGGTAAGGCCGCTGCTGGTAAAGAGCTGCAAAATCGTAAGGCCCAGAATTGGCCAACTGTTTGGCCAGGTCGGCCTCGCTGTATTTCTCAGGCCACAACGCCTGGCCAGGCCGGCGCTGCAATGGGTCTTCGCGTTCGTCCCAGATGCCCTGGCGCAGCTGCTCGATGTGGTATTCGTCCCAGCTCTGGCCGTCCTGCAGGACGGGCGGCTCACAACGAACCTGGAGCGACAGCACCACCCACTGGTCCACATCGTCATTGCCGCTGGCCATCGCCTGGAGCAAACGCCCCGAGAGATCTTCCCCATGCCAGCGGGTCTGCACGATGATGATGGCCGCGCCCTTCTCCAAACGGGTATAGGCCGTGGAGGTGTACCACTC